AAATTTAAAACTTCTAAACTTCCAAGCTTCAAAGCTACTTGTCTTTCTCTTTTTTCAATCTTGTTCCAAACCCTTTGATTGATTTGTGGATTTTGTGGAGTAATATTACTCATTAAAAAAGTGCTTCTTTGAGCTTGAGTTGTTTTTCTCATAGAAGCATTAGAAAGAGTGTGTCCTCTATCATAACCACTGTTTCTATAATCACTCCATGTAGTACGATATTTTTTAGGAATATTTGTATCATCTTCAAAGCGTGGGCGTTTTTTGATTTGTTCGCCTTTTAAATTTTCCGCTTCCAATCTATAAGCTACAGCTTTTGTACCTTTTAGATTATAATCATAACAATTTAGATAATAGAATTTATCTAAAACTTGTGAACAACTTTGCTTAGTAAAATACTTAGCAAAATCTTCGCTTGGCTTGTATTGTGTATAATCAGCTAAGGCTAGAGTTGCTAGCAGTGGTAAGATTATAAGTTTTTTCATTTGTTTCATACCCTTTCAATTTGATTTAAAAATATCTTTGCATTACAAGAACAAATTACCGCGCCTATAAATACATGATCTTTTAAAGCACTCTTCTTTACCTTTTTATCTCCAAAATTAAAATTATCGCTACTAATAACTATATCATCATCGAAAGCATTTTTAAGAATGCGTTTGCAAAAAAGTTCATTATTGCTATTACGAAAAATTACTACATCGCCATTTCTTATTTTATCGAGTGAATTTCTAGTGGTATCTATGATGATAAAAGAGTCATTTTGTATAAAAGGTTCCATACTTTCACCATAAATTTTAATCATATCATATTGAGTTTTGTAAGGCACTCCTAAAACTTCAGTTAAAAAAGTTTTATCTACGTTGATAATTTGAAAATTTTCATTTTCATTTGTATTGCCAAAACCAGCACTTGCGTAAATGTCAGGAAAATAACGTATTGAAATTGTATCTGTGGATTTTATATTATAGTTATTTTGTTTATTTTTAAGAGCGTTAAATTTAACCAAAGCAGAAGAGGAGATCTTTTTTCTTTGTCTCCAGCCTATAGCTGCACTTCTTTCTCTGCCTAGTCTTTCTGCTACATCTTCTAAACTTTTTACATTAAAAAATAGTTTCATTTCTTTAACAAGATCTTTGTAATCATCCATAAGCTTGCACCTTTAAAAATTTAAAAATAGCTTGACATATAAATAAAATAACTATATAATAACATCAACAATTTAAAAAAGTTAAATCGTTAGTTAAAACCTAAGCAATAAGTATGCCAAGTTTTAATTTAAACTTATATTATTTTAATTTAAAAGGTTGAAAAATGGAGTTTTGGTTTATACTTGCGTTTTTATTTTTTGGGTATTATATTTTGTTTGATTAAGGCTAAATCGCCTTAATCTTTTTTATCATCTCTGGTTTGTGTTGGAGTAGGCGCATCTACTTCCACGCTTTCTTTTTCATCTGCCAAGCATACTCACCCCCTTTCTATAAAATTTGGAAATAATGTGATTAAAAATACTATAAAAAAAGACAAACAAAGAATAATGCTATAAAAAGATAAACGCAATTGTTTTGTAGTTTTTAAGATTTCATTTTTGTTTGCTTCTATAGCTTTATAAGTTGCGTTTATCATTCTCTCTAAGCCTTTTACATGCTCATACTTATCTTTTGGAAACTCTTCAAATACTTTTTTTAGTCCAGCTGGATGATAGATAATAGCCCCTTTTAAAATCGCTTTTAGTGCAAAAAAGATACAAGCTAAGCCACATGCAAAAGTTAGGATGAAAAAAGATATTTGTAAGATTTCCAAGTTTGAAAAAGTAAGATAAATTTTAAGCATCTTGCCTGATATAGTCAAAAGTCCTGATATTATAAGAGTAGCAAACCAAAAATAAAGTTTTATCATTTGCGTTTGACCTGGTATGATTTGTGAAATTTGACTATCAAAATCCTTTCTTTTATTTTCTAGTTCCAATTTCAAATTCTTTTCATAGTTTTCGTATGAAATGCTTTCTTTCATTTTAGCTCCTTTTTTTGATGTTTTTAGAAATTGTATCATAAAAATATATAGTTAAAATATTTATTTTTATACTTGACATATAAATAAAATAACTATATAATAACACCAATAATTTAAAAAAGTTAATTGCAAATTGTTTTAAATTAAAAACAAAAGTTGCACACAAAGGAAATAAAATGCAAGATGTAATATCAGCTTGTTTTTTTGTAGTAGGTTTTTCGTTGGCTTTGTTAATCAATCATTGTAAAAAGCACAAATAAAGCCTGATTTTATGCAAGTTTTATTCGAAGAATTAAAACAGGGACAATTTACATCGATGGTTTTTCTATTTCGTGTTTTAAAAGAAATAGCTAACGGCTTGCCATTGTGTGAAACATAAGGACAAGTATCATGCCAAATATTAGTTTTTTTCTTTTCTAGTGCTTTAATAAGAAATTTCATAAAAGAAAACATTTTACAAAGCACAAAACCAAGCATAAAACCAAAGAAAAAAGCTGAAACGCTTGAGCCAAAAATATCTTTAATAGGAGTATAAAAGTCCATTTAAAACCTTTCTTAAAAGCTTTTAGATTGTATCACAAAAAAGCTTTTAACAAGTTTTTAGGAGCAAAAAATGATAGAAGCAAAATCAATTTTAGATGTTTTAAGTTTTAGAAAAAGTGAAGAAAAGGAAGAACTTAGAAAGTGTTTTAATTTCAGCGATGAGGTGTTTGAAAAAGCACTTAATTTTTTACATCAAAACGATGAGGTAAGCATAGAAGCGATCAGTGATGGACTTTTTGAAAAAACTATTATTTCTTTAAGGATGACAAAATGAAATTAGAAGAAAAAATCAAACAAATTTTAGATGTTAAAACCATAGTCGAGATAGAAAAAAAATTAGATCTTAAAGACAGAACTTTATATGTATGGCTTACTACTCCAACCAAGCGTAATTCAAAAGTAGAAATAGCACTTTTAAAACTTGGCATAAGAGATGATGAGAGATTGATTCAAAGAATTGAAGCTTTAAAAGATGAGTATAAAAAAAATGTAACTTTCAAGGAAGCTCACGAAAGAGCTATTACGCAGATTAAAGCTTTATTAGAAGAGATTGAGGCGGCTTAAAAGCCTCATTAAGCACATTTATCTAAGCACTTTAAAATCGCATTTTTTAAAGTGATAGCAAAAAGTGTGCTTAAAGGGTTTTTGCAAAAGTTGCGTTAAGTGGATAAACGCCTACAATTGCGAACTTTAAAGGTTTGATATTTTTTAGATTGCTTCACTAGCCTTTTATGGCTAGTGTGTTCTTATATTTATTACACTCACAGGCGACGGTGTGGAAAGTGGGCTTTTTTAAAGCTTTGTTAATTTACCAAAATACCAAAAGTCTTTTAGACTTTGAATGCAGGTCCTATGTTTTGGTTAGTGTTTAAATGAGGACTAATGAGAATTCTTTTAAAGTCCTCAAATTTATTTATTTCTTCTTAAATTAAGCCATCTTTTAAGATGGCTCTTAAGTCTTCATTTAAACACTAAAAAATTTTAAGGAGAATAAATGAATTTAGAACTTTTTAAAAAAGATGAAAACAAAGAAATAAGCTTAACTTCTTTGGAAATAGCAGAGCTTACAGGCAAGGAGCATTTTCATGTTATAAGAGATATAGAAACTTACTTAGAAAAAGTGGTTGAAGGGGGTATATCCAAATTTGGAGACACCTACCAAAACACACAAAATAAGCAATCTTACAAGTATTATCGCTTACCAAAAAGAGAAGTATTGATTTTAGTGAGTGGATATAGCGTAGAACTAAGAGCAAAGATAATTGATAGATTAGAATACTTAGAAAATGAGCTTAAAAAACAAAGTTATAAACCGCTTTCATTAAAAGAAAGTTTGCAAATGCAATTAGAGCTTTTAGAAAAAAATGAAAAACTTCAAGTAGAAAATCAAAGCCTAAAAAACGAAGCCGAACAAAATGCACCTTTAATTCATTTTGCAAATCGCATTCAAAACACAAATGATGCTATTTTGATAAGAGATTACGCAAAAATCTTACACGAAAAAAATAATCTTGAAATTGGCGAGAAAAGACTTTTTAAGATCTTGCGTGAAAAAGGATTTTTAATGAGCGATAACAAACCTTATCAAAAATACATCGAACAAGGACTTTTTAAGGTAAGTGAAACGACTGTTAGCACCATCAACGGCGATAGACTTGTAAGCACGACAAAAATAACAGGTAAAGGGCAAATAGCCATTTTAAAAGCGATTTTGAAAGCAGGTTAAAGCTAAATATTTTTTTGATAAAATTAGCTTTTAAATTTGTTAATTTTATTTTTTATAATAATAAGGTATATTATGAATAATTTAGAACATTTTGATATTTGCACAGGGAGAGTTTTTAAAATTTTACTCGAAAATTTCCCACTTAAAAGCGATATTTTACTTCAAAATATAATAAGCGAAACGCAAAAAGATATAGTAGAATTAGAAAAGATTTATTATCATAGCATTTTATATTTAGAAGAATTAGAACTCATTAAAATACAAAGCAAAACAATGAACCCAATTGCATTTTTAAATGTAAGCTTGAGTGCTAAAGGTTTAAGTATTTTAAGGGCAACACCAAAAAGCTTACAAAATGGCGAAACCTTAGCTGATAGAATTTTAAAATTTTCGAACAAAACAAACAATGAAATCCTTAAACATACCATTAGTTATATTTTTGAACTAATAAAATAAGGTTTAAATATGGATAAGAATTTAAAAAAAATTACAGAATTAAAAATAAAATGTAAAAATTGCGATACAAAAATCATTACAAAAATAGGTAATGTTATTAAAACTTGTCCGCAATGTGGAATAAAGTTTATAGATGAAAATTTAGGATATAATCCCTTTGAAATTTTAACTGAATTGTTCAAAAGTGTTAGCAAAAATAAAAATGCAGAATTTTATTTTGTTTGTAAAAAGGAATGTGATGGAACAAGAAATCGCCAAGATAAAAAAGTTTAAACTAGAGTGCAAAAATTGTGAAACGCAAATCATTATAGATACTCACAATAGTATTAAAAATTGTCCTGTGTGTGGATTGAAATTTTATGACAATTTAGAAAGTCCTTTTGAAAATTTACACGAACAAATTCTTTTAATCAATAAAAATAAGAATGTAAAAGTTTATTTTGTTTGCGAGGAAAAAGAAAAGAGGTAATATAATGCAAAGCAATATAGAAAAATTTGATTTTTATAGCGCAAAAGTATTAGCTATCTTGTTTGATAATTTTCCTATAAAAAAAGATATTTACATTTTAAAAGACATTATCAAGGATAGCGATGCAACCAAAGAAGATGTAAAATTTGTCTATGAAACGATTATAGCATTAAGAGATTTTGATTTTATAAGTTTTAATGAAGAGGTAAAAACTTTAGGGTTTGAGTGTTTTTTTGGTGTAAGATTAACTCTTAAATCTTTAGAAATTTTAAAATCAATCCCAAAAACATTACAAAATAATAAAACTTTAGGTGATAAACTTAGAGATAGTATAAAATTAGCAGATGAAGAAGCTATAAAACAAAGTATAAGCTTGGCTTTTTCTTTGGCTAATAAGTTTTTCTAATCAAGGGGTAAAAATGACAGCACAAGAAATTAAGGATTTTTGCAAGGAAAGAAATTTAACTTATAAAGAGTTAGCCGAGTTAATAGGTTTTGGTGAAGGTGCAGTAAAAAATGCCATTTCTACTGAAAAAATAAGTTTTCAAATGGCACACGCTATTAATATGCTTAAAAAAATTTTTGAACTAGAAGCAAAATTAGAAAAAGCAGAAGCTATCAAAAAAGACTTTAAAGCGTGGATTAACGAAAATTAATCCACAAAGTAAATTTAAATTACTTCTTTATCTACAAAAAATAAAAATAAATTATTATAACCTTGACAATTAGTAATTATTATGTTATAATTGTGTTATCAAAAGTAAAGATAAATTACTTTTGAAATAAAAGAAAGGAGTAAAAGATGAACGCTAGTGATGTGCTCGAGTTAATCACTGCTTTAATCTGCTTGATAACAGCCATTATCAACGCAAGAAAGCATTAAGGTAAAGGGCGAAAGCCCTTATCATCTTTTACCTTTTCTATTATATCAAAAAAGGAGTTAAAAATGATTTTAGAAATTATAGTTTTAGTATTAGCGACTTTATTATGTGTTTTATCGGCAAAAGTTTATAGGCTTGAAAAAGAACTTAAGGAGCTTAAAAAATGAGTAACAAACCATACCTAGAAAACGAAATAAAAGCTTTAAAATGATAGTTAAAACTTAAGTATGTTTTGGTAGAATTTGTTTTTTGAGAAAGGTTTTAAATGACAGCACAGGAAATTAAGGAATTTTGCAAGGAAAATAATTTTACTTATAAAGATTTAGCACAAAAATTAGGCTGGAGTGAGCCGAGTTTAAGGGCTACTATTGCAAGTGGAAAGATTAGCGAGCAAACTTCCGCTGCTATAAATTTATTAAAAGAAACTATAGAACTTAAAAAACAACTTAAAGATTGGGAAACGATTAAAACTATTTTCAAGAATATTTAATTGTTAAATAACTTAACAAAAATTCTACCAAAACACAAAAATAATTATCAATTTTAAGCATCAATTAATAAGATACTTTGTATAATTTAATTATAAATGTTAAGAAAATTAGCATTTATAAATATATAAAGAAAGGAGTAAGCATAATGCAAAGGTTAGATTTTTTAATCAAAGTCGCAATACTTGTTTATCTAATCTCAAAAATAATCCAAACTTGGATTTAACTAAGGGGCTTTTGCCCCACCTTTAACATTATGCCTACTCTTATTTTAGCATAAGGAGTTTAAAATGAGTGAAATTTTAGAAGTTTTGCAGGTGGTTTTACTTGCTTATATAGCATTGATGATTAGTAAAGGAAATAAAAATGAGTAACAAACCATACCTAGAAAACGAAATAAAAGCTTTAAAATATCAGCTTTTAATCGAAAAGCAAAAACATAAAAAGACTAAAGAAAAGGTTTTTAAGCTTAAAAATATACAAGGGGAAAAATACGAGAAACTAAAAGCAGAATTTGCCAAAAATCAGCTTTTTGTTTTTAGAGATGATGAGCTTTTTCTTTGGGTGGAAAGTTTAATGCGAGAACTTAAAACTAAAATTTTATGCGCTAATGATGAGCTAAGTAAAAAAGCTTGTGATATATTAGTATTTAAATTAGAAAAACGAAGAAAAAATTTCAACTATTAAATAAATCACCAGTTTAACAGTGTTTAGGACATTTTAATAAACCCTGAACACTCATTTAATGTCTAAAAAAAGGAAAAAAATGAGTTTTAAACCCATACAAAAAGATAATGATGCTTTTAAAAAAGCACAAAGAGCAAAGGTAATAGAAAGTTTAGCAATGCGTGGCTATGCACTTGTAAAGATAAGTAGCAATGGCTTTTTAATGAAAAAAGGTTTTGAAAAGGATATTTTATGCAAACAAATCATAGCACAGGATACGACAGCTTCCGTTTCGTTATCAACAAAAAAACCTTTTACAAATACCTTAAAAGATGGGGGCTTTTTGAAAAAATGCGAAGCACAACAAGAAATAAAAGCATTGATGAATTTGCAAAAGACAAATTCAAAGGCATAAAAACCAATGATAAATTTTATCCTTTTAAAATGCGTTATATCAATATAAAACCTAGAAATAAAAGCCTTTCAAATACTATCATTATATTTGATAATTCTAAGGCTTGCTTTGAGCTTTCTAAAAAGAATAAAAAAGCAAAAGATTACTACATAGAGGTGCAATTTAATGGGCTTTATCAGCCTAGTAAACAAATAGAAGCTGAAGTGTGGAAAATTTTAAGCAAAATGATAAAAAGGTTTAAAGCTTATAGTGTGGATATTGCCTGTGATTTTGATGATGATCTAGCAGTATCTAAACCAAGAGAATTTAAACACCAAGAAAGGTTTAGCAAACTTAAAATCTTTGGCGATTTTCATACTTATAAAACAAGTATGTATATCAACAATCCTCAAAGTAAATACTATAAATTAGAACGCATTTTACTTTATGATAAATACGAAAAACAAAAGCACTATCACAAAGAAAACATTAAAAGGGAATTTGTGCGATGGAAAAGATTAGAGCTTACATTGAAGATAAAGGATAAGTTCTTAGATAGAATAGAAAATGATATCAATGATGCATTAGATCTTATGCAAGATTATTTAAGAATGGTAGGAATTTGGCATTTTAATATGAGAGTGATACTTGAGCAAACAAAGTATTTAAACAATCCACGTTGGGCTAAGATATTTAAGCCTTACGCTTTGGCAAGTTAGGAGAGAATATGAAAGTAAATTTTATTTTTAAAGGGACAATAAAATGTTCAAAATGCAACTTAGAATTTGTGCCAAATTCTAAATTTTTTAAAGGTCTTGATGAAATTATAGGCGATGTAAAAAGCGTGAGTTTAGATGGCTTTTGTCCTGAATGTGATAATAAATTAAAAACTAGCTTTAAAGTAGAAAAGATCACAAGAGAATTTAATAAAACTTATACAATGAGGTGTTAAATGAATATTACAAGAGAATTAGAAGCTTACGATTTAGCAAAACTTGTTTTAAATAATGATCTTAAATACTTTTTTAAAGATGCAAAGATTGTAGGGGAAAATAAAGAAAGAAGACTTTGTTTTTATTTTTCAGATTCTTTTGTTTTAGCTTTATTTGAAAAAGAAAAAGAAAACATTTTGCAAAGACTAAGAGAAGAATACAAAAAGAAATTAGAGTTTTACAAACGAATTGATTTGGTGTTTTATTCTATCGCAGCAAAAGGAATAAATGAGCTAAAAGCAAGAAGTAAAGAAGAACAAGAAGTTTTAGAACGCGGACTTTTAAAACTTGAAAATATAATTAAAAGGATAAAAAATGAAAAAAAATACTAATCAGCAATTAGAGCAGTCAAAGGAATTAAATCAAGGTGAGTTAAACCAAGAGATAGAAGTTTTAACCAAAAGAGCTTTAGCAATTCATAGATCTATACAAAGAGTTAAAGATGAAAGAAGCATATTAAATCAGAATATCAAAGACTATCAGAGCGAATTTAATGAAATAATGGAAAAAATAGCCTTTTTAAAAGAGCCTAATTTATTTAATCAAAAAGGAAGTGATGATGTTTCACCCACAGCTTTATAACGACCATTTTCAAAATTTTAAAAGATATAATATACCAAAAGCACAGCTTGTAATAGCTGATATTCCTTATAATTTAGGCAACAATGCTTATGCTTCATCTCCTGAATGGTATATAAATGGGGATAATAAAAATGGAGAAAGCAAAAAAGCAAACAAGGCGTTTTTTGATACAGATAATGATTTTAGAGTTAGCGAATTTATGCACTTTTGCTCTAAAATGCTTATAAAAGAACCTAAAGAATGCGGTAAAAGTCCTTGCATGATTGTTTTTTGCTCTTTTGAACAACAAACAATGTTAATTGAAGTAGCTAAAAAATATGGCTTTAATCATTATATAAATTTGGTTTTTAGAAAACAAGGATCATCTCAAGTTTTAAAAGCAAATATGAAAATAGTTGGAAATTGTGAATATGCTTTAATCTTATATCGTGAAAAACTTCCAAAATTTAACAATGATGGAAAGATGATTTATAACTGCATGGATTGGCAAAAAGATGAAGGTATTCCTAAAGTACATCCCACACAAAAGCCTGTTAAATTACTAGAAAGATTAATCACTATTTTTACAGATGCAGGTGATGTTGTTATAGATCCATGTGCTGGAAGTGGTAGCACTCTTTTAGCAGCGACAAATTTAAACCGCAAAGCTTATGGCTTTGAGATTAAAAAAGACTTTTTTAAAAGTGCTAATGAAATTATGTTTAAACATATAGAAAGAAGTCTATTTGCTTAAGT